CTAGTAGAGCAGTATAATAAAGATTTAGAGGAAACAAAAGCAGAACTAATCGCAAACATCGATAAGTATCTAAGCTATGTGACTGAGAACTGGATGAGCGAAAACGAACTTGCTATTGAAAACGGCCTACGTAATGAAATTACAGAAAGCTTTATCGGTAGTTTAAAAGACGTATTTGCTGAACATTACATCGATGTTCCAGAAGAAAAATATGATGTTCTATCAGAAATGCAAAAGCGCATCGACGAGTTAGAAGGCGAATTAAACGAAGCAGTTGACATCGCCGTCAACATCAACGATGAGCATGAGCTACTACAAAAGACTAGAGTATTTGAAAACGTAACAAAAGAACTAGCTCAAACTGAGGTAGAGAAGTTTGCTACATTAGTAGAAGACATTAGCTTTGGTAGTGAAGAACTATATGCTGAGAAGTTAAACGTTGTTATGGAAAATTACTTTCCTAAAAACAATGTTGCTGACGACTCAGACAAGCTAGAAGATAGCGTAGAGAACGATGCGATTGAAACTAATACAGTAATGAGCAAATATGCTAGTGCTATTAGTAAATCTGCAAAGTTTTAATTAATTAATTAATTAAAAAGATTAATTTTTATAAATAAAATAGTTATTAAATTAACAAACTGAAAACACAGGAGAAACAAATGTATCTTTCAGAAGAACTACAAAAGAAGTGGGAACCAGTTTTAGCGCATCAAGATCTCGCTGAGATCAAAGATCCGTATAAAAGAGCGGTTACTACTGTTGTTCTCGAAAACCAAGAGAAAGCTCTCCGTGAGGAAAAAGCTGCTCTTTTCGAAGCAACACACGCAAATGCTACAGGCGCAAGCGTTGACAACTATGACCCAATTTTAATTAGTCTAGTTAGAAGGGCTTTACCAAACCTTATGGCATACGACGTATGTGGCGTTCAACCTATGACAGGTCCAACAGGTTTGATCTTCGCAATGAAATCTCATTACAGTTCACAAACTGGAACTGAGGCTTTATTCAACGAAGCAGACACAGACTTTTCAGGTGGTGGAACTCACGCTGGTTCTAATCCAGTTGATGGAGCTTACACAACTGGTGAAGGTGTTTCAACTTCAACAGCAGAAGGATTCGGTGACAGCACAACTCTAAACGAGATGGCATTCTCGATTGAGAAAACAACTGTTACTGCTAAATCTAGAGCTCTTAAAGCTGAATACACAATAGAACTTGCTCAAGACTTAAAAGCAATTCACGGTCTTGATGCAGAATCAGAACTTTCCAACATTCTTTCACAAGAAATTCTTGCTGAAATTAATAGGGAAGTTATCAGAACTATCTACAAAGTTGCAAAAACAGGCTCAGCTTCAACAAGCACACCTGGAACTTTCGACTTAGACGTTGACTCAAACGGCAGATGGTCTGTAGAAAGATTCAAAGGGTTGTTATTCAACCTAGAAAGAGACGCCAATGTTATCGCTCAAGATACAAGGCGTGGAAAAGGTAACTTTATAATCTGCTCAGCTGACGTAGCTTCTGCTATGGCAATGGCTGGCGTTTTAGACTATGCTCCAGCACTTTCAACTAACTTAAACGTTGATGACACAGGTAACACATTCGCTGGTGTATTAAACGGTAGATTTAGAGTTTACGTAGATCCTTATTCAGCTAACTTAGGTGCTGCTAGCCAGTTCTATGTTGTTGGATATAAAGGAACATCTGCTTATGACGCAGGTCTTTTCTACTGTCCTTATGTTCCACTACAAATGGTTAGAGCCATCGATCCTAGCACATTCCAGCCAAAAATTGGATTTAAAACTAGGTATGGCATGATTGCTAACCCGTTTGTATTGGCATCTGACGGTTCAACAGACGCTGATTCTTTCACAGCAGACAGAAACCAGTATTACAGATCTGTTAAAGTAACAAATCTTATGTAATATGTCGTTGGCTTAAGGCTAACAATTTTAAAAACAATGTTTTTATATGGGCTTCAACAGAGGCCCATTTTTTTGACTAATTTAAGAACCAAAATAGACAAGCACTGTTCCATGCGTGTATAAATGACTATGTAGTGTTTAAGACATAAAACATTACATTAACACACTTACACACAAGGAGAAAAATTATGTCAACATCCAAAACAGGGTTTGAAATCAGAGCAGACCTTTTATCCCTAGCAGAGGGAATCCTAATCAACAATATCGAGAATGAGAGGCAGACCATATATATGTGGAATGAGAATCATCCGGAGTCTAAAAAGGAAATGCCTTTAAGGACTGTTGAACCACAAGACGTTATATCTGTAGCAAAGCAGTTTAACGAATTTGTAACCGAGAAGTAATCTCAGTATTCGCCACTTCTTATACCAAAATGCTTGACTTATAAATAAGTTTATAATATAATAACCTTATTGATAAAAATAGTGGTTGTTTTTTGAATATATTATACAAAATTTTTATAATATGTTATAAATAGCAGTGTTGGAGAAGAAGTGGCATACTCAAAACAAGTAATAGACAGATTCGAGGGCGTGTTAAACGCACCTCAACAATTTTCCGTCGGACGCTTCGATCCCAACGATCCAAATGTTGCAACAGGAATGACAGGAGCCCCAGCTTGTGGTGATGTTATGAAGTTGCAACTGAAGATTAACGACAACGATGTTATCGAAGAAGTTAAATTTAAGACTTATGGATGTGGCTCAGCTATAGCTAGTTCCTCAATGTTTGTTGATATGCTTGTAGGTAGAACTATCGCAGAAGCAAAAGAAATAAAGGACAAAGATATAGCAGAGGCTTTGGAGCTACCCCCGATTAAGATTCATTGCTCAGTATTAGCTGAAGATTCCATAAGACGTGCTATTGAAGATTGGGAAAATAAGAGGAAATAAAAATTAAAATGTTAATAGAGAAAATTAAAGAGGCCCGCGTAGACATAGATGCGTATCTACAAATAGGCCTATCTCTTGTAGTTATGTTTTGTGTATTTTATTCAATTAACGACTTAGTAAGTTAATAAATAGTAAGGAGAATATATTATGGCTAGAACGTGGGCAAAAACTACGGTAATAACTCATACACGCAAAGGAACCTCACAAGGAACTGGCGGTAGAGGTAGAGGCGTAAAAATTAACACATCTACTATGAACAAACACAAGAAACGTTCATACAAAAAATATAGAGGACAAGGAAAGTAAATGGCAGACCCTGCAATAGGTAATTGGGATTTAACTAACCCAACAGAATTAGACTACTTACGCCCTACCGGGTTTAAGTTTCAAATTCATAATATGCCTAACACTTCTTTCTTTTGTCAGTCTGCTAATATTCCAGACATGATGTTAGGGCAGGCGCTTGTTGGAACTCCTTTGGTTGATTACTTTGAACCAGGTGAAAAAATACGTTTCGGAGAACTTAATATAAGATTTCTGATACAAGAGAATATGGAAAACTTCAAAGAATTACAAGCATGGATGGTGGGTTTAGGTTCTCCTCAGGACCATAAACAATATAAAGAATGGGGTGAAAGCCAACAACACAGATTCCCTTTAGTAGATCCTACAAAACAAAAAGCATTAGGCAATTTTTCTGATGCTACACTTTTCGTCTTAGATTCAAACAACAATCCTACATTAAAAATTAATTTTGAGGATTGTTTCCCAATAGCCTTAGGAGGATTAGAATTCGACATCTCCTCAGGCAACACAGAGTATTTTCAAGGATTAGCTTCTTTTCGATATAAGTTTTATACAATAGAGAATATTTAACTTATCAATTAAAGGAGTAAAAATGAAACAGTTATTTACAGTAGCAGTGCTATTCTGTTTTGCTACGGATGCGTTTGCCGACGATTGGAGAATGAGAAAATTCGACATGAACATGGATGGCTTCGTAACTAAAGAAGAATTAAAAGCACTTGGTTGCACCGTTAAAAAAGGACTTTTCAATGTTGCTGATAAAAATGATGATGGTAAACTTTCTAAGAAAGAACTTAGAAAATCATCTGAATATATCATCAGAAACAGATGTCCGAGATAAAAATGTCTACAGAAAAAAAGGTTTTACAAGTCGTTAATTTATCTCCCTCAGAAGCGTGGGTTGAAAAATTAACTGACATACACCCAATGAGACAAGTCGCTGTTGCATCTGTAATACAGGTATGCGTTTTTGGGTTTATGTTATTGGCTTTTAAAGTCATAAGTTTATTTACATAAGCGCTTGACTTTTCATTAATTTTCCTGTATAATACATATATGAGAAAATTAATATTTGTTGCAGTTATCTTTTTGACTGCTTGCGGTGGCGGTGGTAGTAGTGAGGACTCGAATGCAACTTCACCAACCCCTCCCACTCCACCACCCGCTCCTGAGCCTCAATGGGCGTCACCTATTGAATTACCACAAACAGAAACAGATCTATTAAATGCTTTTACATCATTAGTAATACCTGTCGATTATAATAATGACGGATATATGGATATTGTTGCACATTACTTTTGGAATGATTGGGAAAGTAATTTTACAGATACCTCAGACTTACTTGTATTTTATACAAACGATTATGGTAATTGGAAAATAGAAAAGGAAGTTGAACTAAGAAAGGCAACAAGAAAATATGCTAAAGGTGATTTAAATAATGATGGCATAGAAGATATAGCATTTGCTGTAAATGTAGAAGACGGCAAAAAATATAATGAATGTAGCGACATGGCTGCTAAACCTGTAATATTATTATCGAACGGTGTAAGTTATGATATACATGAAGTAGGAGAACCTGATTGGGGACACGCAGTTGATATAGTAGATAACAAAGTTACATTCGCAGGTTTTTGTGGACTTACACAATCATTCGTAAACTTACAACCTGTTGAACATCCTAAAGTGTCAGGGCTTACTTTTAAATATGTGGGCAACAATATAATAGATTATTCTGAAGGTGTTAGACTAATTACACAAGCAGGAGACTTTCTAGATTATTGGGAACTAGATTACGAACTAATTAATATTGTTACATGGAACGGACAAGAAGCACCTGTAAAGATGATAGAATGGAAAGGCAAAACATTAGTAGGTGCAGGTTTCGATACGTTTGAAGTTTTTGAAACTATCGCTGTAGGAAAATTATCAGGCAGACTTATAGAAAATTATGATCCTAATATAACATATAATGAAGTAGACTTACCTTTATATCAAGAACTTGTTTTTATTGATACAATGTATGACGTAATTGATATACAAGATTATCATATTATAGAAGAGGACTATTATAACTTTTATCAAATAGCAGATATTAATAACGATTATTACTTAGACGTCGTTACTCAAATACATTTCGATTACCCAGGTATATATCTATCAAACAGTCATGGCGACTTGAATAAATATAATGGAGAATTGCCAAATGATTTGACTGAAATTACCAAAAGTATGTATTATGACTTGACAAATGATAACGTAGGTGATATTATACAAGTATCAGTTGACAGAGATATACCGTTTATACGTTATTTCAAAGGCAAAGAAAATTTATGATTAAACTAGAAGAATTACAAACAATGTGGGCAGAGGATTGTAAAATTGATGAACTCAATTTAGGCAAAGACTCTACTGCAACACCCGAATTACACGCTAAATATCTCAATCACTTGACTACTTTTAAACTACAACAAAGAAAGTATGAAAGTCAAATGTTGAAACTAAGACGTTTGAAGTGGAGATATTATAGGGGAGAACTTTCTAAAGAGGATTTAGAAAACTTAGGTTGGCCTCAGTATTTAGGACCTTCTCCTATTAACAATCAGATGAACGACTATCTAGATACAGATGAAGATGTGATTAAAATTACAGATAAAGTCGAATACATCAGAGCATGCGTGTTTCAATGTGAGACAATTATGCGCTCATTAAATAGTAGAACTTGGGATATTAAAAACGCTATAGAGTGGACTAAGTTTACAAACGGATTATTATGATTACAGTTACAAAGCGAGACGAGGCTTACCTCGTTATTGATACTGACATGGGCATTGCACAGGAGCTAAACGACTTCTTTACTTTCGATGTTCCAGGTGCTCGCTTTATGCCTTTATATAAAAACAGAATGTGGGATGGTAAGGCAAGACTATTTAATATATACAAAAAACAATTATATATTGGCCTACTACCTTATTTAAAAGAGTTTGCAGAAACGTTAGAATATCCTATTGAAATTAATATAGATGAAGTAGGTGACCCGGTATCATTAGAATATGTTACTAAGTTTACAGACAGTTTAAATTTACAAGCAAACGAACAACCTATTGATATTAGAGATTATCAATTAGAAGCTATACATCACACAATTAATAACGGCAGAGCATTATTACTATCGCCAACAGCATCAGGTAAATCACTAATTATTTACAGTTTAATGAGGTATCATCAAAGTCTTGGGAGAAAGCAATTGATTGTTGTTCCTACCACCTCACTCGTGGAACAAATGTATGGCGACTTCCAAGACTATGCCTCTGCTGACGAATGGAAAGTATCTGAAAATTGCCACAGAATATATGGCGGTAAAGAAAAGTCAAATGAATTTCCTATTACTATAAGCACATGGCAATCTATATACAAGTTTCCTAAACAATGGTTCTCACAATTTGATTGCATTTACGGTGACGAAGCTCACTTATTTAAGGCAAAGTCTTTAACATCTATAATGGATAAATGTGTAAACACACCTTATAGAATAGGCACAACAGGAACATTAGATGGAACTAAGACACATAAGTTAGTGCTTGAAGGTGTATTTGGACAAGTTAAAAAGGTTACAACCACAAAGCAATTAATAGATGATAATACTATTGCAGACTTAAAAATACATGGACTAATTTTAGATTATACAGATGAGGAAAAGAAACTTGTATCTAAAATGTCATATCAAGAAGAAATAGATTGGCTTGTTCAACATCCTAAACGTAATACAGTTTTAAAAAACTTATGTATAACACAAGAAGGAAACACTCTAGTTCTATTTCAGTTTGTCGAAAAGCACGGACAAGTGTTATATGATATTATAAATAGTAAAGTAGGTGACACTAGAAAAGTATTTTTCGTTCATGGTGGAACCGATACTGAAACACGAGAACAAATTCGTGCTATTACCGAAAAACAAAATGATGCTATTATAGTTGCATCATACGGAACATTTTCAACAGGTATTAATATTAGAAACTTACATAATATTGTCTTCGCATCTCCTAGTAAGTCTAGAATTAGAAACTTACAATCAATAGGAAGAGGATTAAGAAAAGGAGACAACAAGCAACAATGTAATTTATTTGATGTGGGTGACGACTTACAATGGAAGTCAAAAAAGAACTACACTCTTAACCACATGATTGAAAGAATAAAAATTTATAATGAAGAAAAATTTAATTACAAACTAATAAGGATAGACGTAAGTGGAAGAAGTTAATGTAGTAAAACTTATCAACGGAACTACTATTATAGGAGTAGTGGAAACAAATGCTGACGGATACACAATACGTTATCCTTTAGAATTAGTATCAACACCAATCACTAAACAAGATGTCAGGGCACCATTAGGTGAGCACATGAGCATACGCCCATATCTTGTAATGACAGATGATGATTTTGTTATAATTGATAGACTTAATGTTATAAGCATGAGTCCTTTATCACAAAAATTTTCACATAGTTACGACGTTCTTGTAGATCACGTTTACAATGAAGAACGTTTTTATGACGGCGACTTTTTAACAGGACCGAGTGAAGACTTGGAAAGGTTACAAGGAAACGCAGGAAAAGAACTTCATCAATTAACAGATGAGGAGAGAGAATATTTAGACTCCATGATTGAGAAATTAATACATGGGAATAAAACTATACATTAGGAGTATATTATGGCAGGTGGAACCGGCACACATTATGTAGACAATAAAAAGTTCTACGAAGCAATTTCGGAATGGAAATCAGAAGCGATTGAGGCAGAAAATTCAGGTGAGCCTCAACCTCAAGTTTCAAATTATATTGGAGAATGTTTTGTTAAGATTGCTAATCACTTAGCATACAAATCAAACTTTGTCAACTATACATTTAGAGATGAAATGATTTTAGATGGCATAGAAAATTGTATTACATACATACACAATTTTGATCCAGAGAAAAGTAAAAATCCTTTTGCTTATTTTACACAAATTACCTATTATGCTTTCATTAGACGTATTCAAAAAGAGAAACGACAAATGGAAACAAAGATGAAATATTTAAGAAGTTTTGATATCCAATCAATTATAGATGAGGTAGGCGGAAGTGGCCAACCACAAGACAATGAGTATTTAAAATGGATGCGAGAGCAATTAGATATCACTGATATGGAAAATGAAAAACTTGCTAAAACCCAAAAGCCTATGCCAAAACGTAGGCCAAAATATTTGGACGAAAAAATCAAGAAAGAACAAGAAAAAACTTGACTTTTTGTCTAAATATATTATATAATGTTTTGTTATGCTAGAAAAAGATAAATATTACTATTCAGAAATATTCCACTCTATACAAGGAGAGGGACATTATACTGGCGTTCCTACAGCGTGGATTAGATTCTTTATGTGTAATCTACAATGCAATGGCTTTGGACAAGAAGATCCCACAAACCCCGAAACATACGAACTTCCTTTTATGAAGTATGATCTAATAGACGTAAAACGTGTAGAAGACTTGCCTGTATGGGAAAAAGGTTGTGATAGCAGTTATACATGGGCAAAACGTTACAAACATCTTATGGGACATAAAACAGTTCCAGAACTCTGCGATGAAATACAAAAAGCAATAACAACAGACAGTAATCCCGATGGGAAGTTTCTACATCCTGTGTCTGGCATTAGGCAACATTTATGTTTTACAGGCGGCGAACCTTTGATGAAACATCAGCAGCCAGCAATAGAAGGCATTTTAGATACATTTAAGCGAAGAAGAAATAGCCCAGGCGGGATTACATTCGAGACAAACGGAACACAACCTTTGCATAGAGAGTTACATAATTATCTATCAGATTACGGCAACACCTGTGAAGTATTCTTTTCTGTTTCTCCTAAGTTATGGACAGTAGCAGGAGAAAAGGCAAAACGAGCAATCAAGCCAGATATTATAGCATCTTATGCTAAGGTCAACGAGGCACAAGGTCAATTAAAATTTGTCGTAGGTGATGTAGACGAACAATGGGATGAGATGGAAGATGTTGTTCAACAATGTCGAGATGCAGGTTGTGATTGGCCTGTATGGATTATGCCTGTAGGTGCAAGAGAAGAAGAACAATCAGCAACAGCAGGAGAAGTTGCAGAGCGAGCATTTAAACGTGGTTACAACGTGGCAGCGAGAGTCCATGTTTACTTGTTTGGTAATCAGATAGGAACATGATATTATATTCTTGGCGTGATGTTAGAACAGACATACGAAAACTTTTAAAACAAATAGATTCTAGAGTAGATGTTATTATAGGATTATCAAGAGGAGGCCTAATACCAGGTATTATGTTATCCCACGAAATGGGCGTTCCTTTTATTCCTGTAGTTTGGCAAACAAGAGACGGACAATTGCGCCAAAAAGAAATATTAGAAAAATACAATGATAAATATACATTAATTATAGATGATTTAGTTGATACAGGAACTACAATGAATGAGATTAAAGAAGTTGCACCGAAATGTAAATTTGGTGTTCTTATTAACAAAAGAAAAGAAATAGATATTGACTTTTGCAGTAGAACTCTGTATAATAATAAACAATGGATAGTATTCCCATGGGAGAAAAAAATTGAAGACTAGTGATAAAATTAAACAAAGA